TAATATAGATATAATTTCATTGCAAATAAGCCATATTGCCACTATGCAGGCAACTAAAAATGTAAATGGCAATGTTACTCCAACAACATCTGCTGAATAAGAAAGGAGCTGGTCTACAATGACACCAACTCCTACCAAAAGCCACATACATATTTTCTTTGCTATTCCTTTAATTCCTTTATAACTATCAATTTCCTGATTTCTGAACTTTGAAGCTATAAGACCTGTTGCATAGTCTATTATATTACAGGTTATTAATAACATAACAGGTATTGCAAGTATACCTAACGCACTCATTATTATGCTCCATATTGCCACTATAATTGTTTTCGCTCTTTCCATTTGTTTCCTCCTTATTTATATGTTTACTTTTATTTTCGTTATTGGGTGCTCTAATCATCTCTATTGCCCTCCTTTATTTACTAAATTCTGTTACCAGCTCATTTAATTTGTTTTCAAATTCTGTTACATCTTTCGTATATGTTGCCTTATTTGCTATATATGCCTGTGCATTAGCTATGTTTCGGTTTATAGACAACCCTCCATTTTCTGAGATTGTCGCATTCATATACATAATGTCTGTTGCTACTCCATTCTCTTCTACACTGCTTGTTCCATTTAATGTTATAGATTTGTTTACATTTAACATTTTTACCTCTTTCTACCACTCCTGTGGATTTTATTAATATTATTTTTATACCCAGCTTGAACTTCCCCAATGGTAAGAAGCTATAACCGTATTATCTATATATATTCTAAGATATGTCCCGTCCCATCCAAAGCTAATATCTGGTGTGATATTTCTATTAAGCACAACTCCTACTTTTCCCATCGTTGTATTATTAACATACAGTCTCGCATTAAACTGTGCAGCCCCTTCGTAATAACTATCGCCGTAAACGTGAAGGTTGTGCAAGTCAGCCCAGCAATTCGTATTCTGCTTAATATAATTCAGTTTCGTGGTTCCGTAATTTTCAAAATAGTTAGTATATATTTCATTAATCCTTGCTTTTCCAACCACTGATAAATCGCAGTCCCCATATTTATCATCGCCAACTGTTAATATACCTGAAACTCTTGTATCTCCTAGGATTTTTAGATATTCCCTCTTTCCTATATCTATTTGGGACGTATATAGGACTTTTGCAGTTACACCGCCTGTAAAAGATACATTAAAAACACTACTGCCTTGTCGTTGAAGTTCTATAAAATTACTTTGCGTATCTGTAGCTGTTATATCAAGTGCATTTTTTATACTGCATTTTATTCCATCAGACGAATTAATTTTATAGCTGCTAAGACCTGTTGAATTTATATACCAGCCACCAATAATACCACTGGTACTTGTTATATCTCCTGTACTGGATATTTTAAAATACTTGCTATCCCACGTTCCTGTTGCCAGGTTGAGCATCATTCCCGTACTGTTTGCAACATAATTGGTACTTTTAAGCACTCCAGCTGTAACCGTTCCTAAGTTTGCTGATATTGCAGACAATGTAGATACACTTAACTCTGCCGCAGTAATCGTGTTAGAGGCTATCTGATTAGCTGTTATTGTCTTAGAAGCTATCTTCGCGGCTGTAACTGCATTGGCAACAATCTTATCCGAGGTCACTGCATTTGCCGCTATTTTGGCTGAAGTTATAGCACTTGCCGCTATTTTATCTGCATTAACTGCGCTTGCCGCTATCTTTTCTGTTGTTATTGCATTTGCGGCTATCTGTGTTGCTGTAATACTTCCTGTATATATCTTTCCACCGTTAATTAAGGTCTTATTATTTGCGGCACACCAGCTTGCAATTGTAGAACCTTTAGCCTCAGCATAATCATTCTTTGGAGATTTGGTAGGTTCAAGATACACTGTATATGACGTATTTCTTGCTATATTAGTTTTAGCCGTATATATTGTTACGTCACTTTTATTAGGTGTATAAAGGTAATATCTTGCCCCACCACGCAACATAAAGTATATCTGGCTATGTTGTAGTACCTGCCCTACAAACGCAGGCATTTTATTACAGCATTTGTAATTGTTTTCTTCTAAGTAACCACTTGCATCCGTTGTTCCCCAACCACTTGCTAAAACCTTAAGTATAAGATTGCAGGTAAAGCCCTGATTGTGTGTAGACCATACCGGCTTAAAACCACTGTTTAGCTGTACATTACACTCATATGTATAATATCCGTTATATGGTATAGCTGCATTTATTAATACGGGATAGTATGTATCCGTATTATATTTTGCGTCTCTTAAATCTACAGTTATCTGATATCTTTTCTCAGCAGCGGCTATATCATTCTGCGTACCAGCATCAAGTTTTCCAATTACAATCGAACCCGAAGCTATTCTGTCTGCGGATATATAGCCGCTTGTAATCTTTCCTGCATCCATATTGGCAATCTTAGCATTCTGTATTGTTGCATCTGCTATTAAGGCATTGGTTATAGAAGCATTCGCTATGGCATTGGTTCCGAACTGACGTAATACCCAGCTTTTGCCATCGAAGTAATACATCTTATTAGAATCTGCTGTATTAAACCATATATCATTAGTTTTTCTATCTTCAACAGAAGGTGCCGTTGTCTGATAAAATACTGTATTCTTGCCATCTGCTGTAAGCTGTGCTCCTTCCGCAGTCTTAGAAGCCGCCGCTGATAAAAGTTTAGCCGCTTCCGCCGTACTTAATGCACCTGCCGCATTTGTATTAGCTGAATCTGCCTTTTGTGCTACATTTTCTATATCTTTATCTGTTGTATTCATCCAGTCTGTTACATCTGTTCCAAATTTGGATGTATCTATTGCTCCTTCAGCTATCTGCTTACCGTTAATTGTTCCTACCGTGATATTGGCAGCCTTAAGATTGATTACCTCGATGTTAGCGGCATCTATAGTTCCACTTGTTATTTTATTAGCAGTTAAATCTACTATCTTTGCATCTGTTATGCTTCCGTCTGCAATCTGAGCTGTACCAACTGCACCTTTGTCTATCATTGCTGTCTTTATAGAGCCAGCTTCGATGTTACTAAGCTTTATGTTAGCGTACCTTAAATCTGCAACATCTGCTTTAAGATAATTGGTCTTTATATCAATTATCTCTGCATTTACAGCGGTGATTTTTTCTGCCGTAACTGTATTAGCCTTAACCCAGTCGGCATCAACCTTCTTTGCTATTAATTCCTTTGCTAATATCAAATCAGAATATATTCTTTCGTTCTGCTGTGTTGTCGGACCTTTAAAATCTGTTTCAGTCTCAGTTTCCGTCTTCCCATAAGATGTAACAGTCATAGCCATACCGCCATCATATTCCTGTACCAAATTCATAACCGGCATTTTATATTCACCAGTACCATCATTGACAGTTATGATATCCCACGGATCCAGACGTATGTCTCCAAGTGTCTTTAATGAAGCTCCTCTATATGCAAACCCTTTAATGCTCTGATATATATATCTTAATCTATCTGCTGTCATAAACGGATTGGAAAATGTTATGCCAAGCTCTCCACCGCCCTGCGTTAATTCAGTCTTGCTATCGACATTACAGTTTAAATAATCCAAATGAAAATCACTTTCATTGTGTTCAAGTGATATAATTCTTGCTTTACCTACTGAATATTCACATTCTTTATACCACTTAATAACAATAGTTCCAGTTCTGTCTACACAGGCAAATCCACCCTTTAACGAAGCTATATAGCCTATCATTTCCCTGTATGTATATCCTACGGGCTTAGTCTGTATCATTATGTCATCCAGACTACTTACGTCTGCTGGAACACCACAGCTTGTACTTATCTCACTTAAAACCGAAGCAGCACTTGCTGGATATATCAGATTGGATATATATAGTCCTGTAGTCTTCATCATTCTGTCATATGCTGTAAATGTCGTTGTTGCCTGATCACTTTGTGGGCGCTCTGCTGTAAAAAAGCCAAGTGGAATATATTCATACTTTCCACTTGGCAGCTTTAAGCCTATCTCTACTGGTATCTCTGTATTTTCAAATAATTCGTCTATCTTTTTAATAGTAATTTCTATCTTTGCAGATACAGACGCTCCTAGCTGTAAAGCTTCATCAGCCGTACTTGATGTTTCATAGCTCAATTTTTTGAACTCGGAATTAAACCACCGACCATTAATCTTAAGCCTTGCCTCAAAAGTCCTTGATGGACTTCTTATTGTTTCTTTAAAAGCTTCTGTTACGTTGTTATACATATGTTTACTCCTGTATCATAAACTCTATTGCTGTAATATCTTCTAATGTAGTTCCATCATATCCCTCTGCATCACATTCATTAACATCTTCCAGCTTAATCATATACACATCAAGTTCTGTTTCAATGTTATACATATCCTCAATTTCCTTTATCACCTCCTGCTCCTTGTCTTCTGCAAACTTGTAAGAGCCATCTTCTACGACTGCATTTCCATTTTCATCCTTTAAAGCATTTTCCTTTAATACTCGTGTTCTTTCAGCGTTATATATCTGTAATTCTGCCAATAACGCTTTAAGATTTTTAGCAATTGCATAATTGACCTTAACTGGCCAATGTTTCTTTGAATTCTGTAACTTCTGTAATTCTGCTGCACATCCGTCAATCTGTTTGATTGTAAATTTCATATTATAAATCTCCTTTATTGTTGAATAATAGACACACTTGCACTTCTGTAATAGAAAATACCATCATCAAGCTCCCCTATTACTTCCTTGCTTAGTGTACCTCTGTAACTTGTTATTGTTATATCCTGTCCATCATCATGAAATGTTATTGGGAAGAATCCGGCAACAAGCTTATTCTTAATAAGAACCAGCTCATCTTCCTGAAGAACTCCCCAGGATATAGATAAGGTCTTCTTTTCAGCAACTACATCACCTAACATTGTTCCGTCAAGTGCTCGTCCTGTTGAAGAAGACCATATTATCTCATCATCCACTTTGATGGACACAGGAGCCGGAAGCTCCTGATTGTCGCATCTTAGTATCAATTCATCACATCCTTGTTAAGTTATAATCTCACATTTTCCTGTCTGCTTTGTATGCTCGTTAATCTTATCAACTACATACTTCTTAAGGCTCTTTCCATCTAGCTGTATATCAAGATCTAATGTTTCCAACACTTTAAGTATCTGCTTAAGAATACTTATAGCCTCTGACAACAATTCAGCACTTGATGCCATAGCTGCTGCCTTCTGTGCCATATCAATAAGTTTATCCTCTGGAGCTACAACTTCGCCTTGGTGTCTGTTATCACCTATCATTGCAAGCTGTGGAGTATTTGGTTTTACATATCCACCTTCTGCAAGGTATGGAACATTGCCAAAACCAACTTCCGGTAAATCAAACCCGAAATGGTCACCACCTATAACCGGTACCCAGTCAGGCACATCAAAACTCAAACTATTTACCTTACGAACCATCCAGTTAATACCACTTCCTAATCCGTCAAGCATACCATTTATAAGTCCGATTACCATATTTATTGGTTCTTTGGCTATATCGCCTATTGTTGAGAATATATCGCTAAATGTATTAACAATATCATTCCACGCATCCGACCAGT